AGCTAAAGATAAAGTGAAATAATATCCGTGGTATCCAATAGATGCAAACCCCAACATCAATAAAAGTTCAAAATATAATCTTGCTGTTGTATCTCCATTGTAACCAATATATAATAATAATGGACCTACTAACAAAATATGAATCAAATTTACCCAATATCCTTTTCCTTTTATAATTTTAATATAAGCCTTAAATGCATGGTATAAAATGATTATTATACCCAAACCAAGTAGTATTGGAAACATTAATTTAGGTATGTTAGTGTTTTGTATACCTACATACAAAAATAGACCTCCAATTATTAGTATGTGAAATAAATGAACAATTGATTCTTTATTCATATAATTTAGTTATAAATTATTATTTTATTACTGCAATATATAATGAAAACAGTATGTTATAAATATTGTAATAAAGAAACTGAGCAGTTGGGAAGTAAAAAAATAGTTCGAAAAGTATCTATCAAAAATGGAAAGGGTTATAAAAGTGTTACTAAATATCATAAGGGGAAAAAAACGGGTTCTTCAAAGAAGCAAATTCATAAATCTCATATTGAGTCTATCAAAAATAGAAAGTTTGTTCCTGGACTATTTCTTGATTGTAAATGTAAATAAGTTTTTAACAAAAATATATTGTAATGATAGTGTATGTCTTGTTTAGGTTCCAATTATAACCCAAACCCACCAAACGTATGGTCTCGTTCAACTACCCCGCAAATAGATATGCCTTACAATGATTTTGTAATGCTTCGCAAAGTGAGTTCACTTAAACATTCCCAAAATTCGGGGGGTCTAACAAAAAAACAACAATATTCCAAAATTGCAACTAGTAGTTGGATAAACCAAAAAACCGTGTGGACAAATGTCCCAGATGTATGCCCCGTGAAAACAAAGTGTTTACCCGCGTCTTATTCCGGTGTACCCGGAAATGGATTCCTTTGTTCGACTCAATTAAAACCTACATTACTATACCGACGCAACACAACCTCCGCGGGAAATAATAGTTTCCCATATGGATATAAATTTGTATAAACATATTTAGATAATACCATCTATACTAACAAAATGGGAAGAATTGTTAGTATTGATGTCGGGATTCGAAATTTGTCAATCTGTTTCTTTGATATTCCTTTTAATATTCTAAAATGGGACAATATTGATCTAACGGAAAAAGAAACAACCACTTGCTCGAATGTCGGGTGCAAAAAAGCCATCAAATATACTAAAAACGGAAACTGTTGGTGTCTTATGCACTCAAAAAAGCAACCCTTTATTGCCGTCCCAAAAGAGTTATCCAAACCCGCCATCACCAAAACAAAGGTCCCCGGCTTAAAACTACTCATGGTGAAATATGGATTTAAAGAAGAAGATTGTCTTACTCGTCTTCACATGACTAACAAATTGCAAGAATATGTTGAAACGAATTGTTTCGAAGTAAAGGCAAAGGTGAATGCAGTTCATTTGAATCTAGTAACGATTGGACGTAATATTCAGCATAAGTTAGATATTCTTTTTCAAGACCAGCTAACAAGTATTGATACCGTTATTATTGAAAACCAAATTGGACCTCTTGCCGTCAAAATGAAAACGATTCAAGGGATGTTAGCTCAATATTTTATTATGAGAAATGAGAATATACAGATAGAATTTGTTAGTTCAGTGAATAAGTTGAAAGGACTAACAAATGAAGGCGAGTTAGATTATAAAGGGCGAAAGAAAGCGGGAATTCAATGTTGTCAATCTAAATTGGAAGAATATGGATTATCTGCAGAATGGCTTTCCTTTTTTCAATCGCACAAGAAGAAGGATGATTTGGCTGATTGTTTTTTGCAAGGAGTATGGTATTTAACTTCAACTTCAACTTCAACTTTTGTAAAAGTTGATTCAAAACATTAAAGTCAACTTTTACTTAGGAGAATAAGTTCGCAATTTATTAATCCATAATTTATTATAAGACCGTCTATACTGTTCACTAAATATATAATTCTGATGTTGAGTGTGTGCTTGAGCTTGAGCTTGAGGATTTTTATTAAAAAAATGAATAATAAAATTAAACATTATACATGTAATAACTATATTTAAATATGTTATCAAACGCGGAAATATGTTTTGATTATTCGTCATCTGAAGACACTTCCGGCTCCTCTTTTTCATCTACACCCGTCGTATACTTCTCAATGTATCGATATATTCTATTTATGTCTAACTTAGATATTTCATTCGGTTCTAACATCGTGGCAATTTCTGCATCTGAATATTGATTCTTTAAATTCAAAAAGAAAGAAAATATATCTTTTTTATCCATTCCAAGTTGCAATGCCAGATTTTGAATAAAAATAACATTATTGTATTCAGTTGAATATTTTGTTAGTACCTTTGTAAATCTAACCTCTGCTGGGTTATATTTACGGTGTTTGGGGAACGTATCGTGATATACCTTATTAGTAGAAAATGTTTTCATCAATGAACTCATCTCATTAAATACCCAAATTTGATTTTGAAATGTAATTCGGTCAATATAATCCGCAAAACAGATCTTATCCAATGCATCAGTATAAAATGAAATGGAATCCGACTTTTTCATTTTACCTAACACATCAATGATATTTTCATGCCATAGTAATCCAATAATAGTGCGATCCGTTTCACTCATAACAGTTAAATGTTCCGATAATGAATAAGGCGAATTAATCATTTTTTTGACAATTTGTCGAGTATCGTCATTGTACGACTTGGTTTGAAATATATTTTGAATAATACTCACATTTAATGTTTCCTCTTTCTTTCTGTATATTTGATGAAGTGTCTTTATCTTTCTCAAATCTCCTTGGATATATTGTATTATATTTGGTATTAAAGCGGGTGAAACCGTGGGCAATATAGAATCTATAATTTTATTTATTTGAATGTTAGTTGGTTTTTTTAATTCCACTACATTACACACTTTAATAAGTTCTTTAATTTTTTTATCTACGTGATAGTTTCCAATACATATGATTGGGTTTAATGAAATATCTTCTAGCCGTTGTTTTTTGGTCTTCTTGGGTCGAATGACTTTAATTAATGCATTGATTCCACCTTTGTCGCCATTATTCATTCCGTCAATTTCATCCATAATGATGACTATTTTTTGTGGGGTTTTATTGAATAAACTCATAATATTTGTGTCTGACATATTGTGCTTGGTAATAGTATCGATGATAGATTTGTTTCGGACATCTCCCGCATCATACTTAATAATGTCGTAGTTTAATTCTTTCAAGATGTTAGTTACAAATGTAGTTTTTCCCGTACCTGGATCACCATATAGGTATATTCCTTTTTTTGTTAGTAGGTTTGATTTATTCTCTTCATATTCTCTTAAAAATGATTTTATTTTTAAAACATCTTCTTCTCTTCCCAAAATATGATTTAAATTTAAATTTTCCATTTATTATTGTTATAGATGGTTATTTATATCCATTTGCCAAATATCTATTTGTCAAATATATTTTTGTCAATAATTGTTTAACCACTTGTTAGCCCATCCCATACAAATCCATATTTTTTTGCCCATTTTTTTCGATCGTTATCATTATTTGCCCCCCATGTTTTTCGGTTTATAAATTTAAATTTCTTTTTATTATCATAGTTTGGAGTTTGTTGAATATAACATGTATCCTCGTCACAGCAAGGATAATTTCTCCCTTTTTGATTACATTTTGCATAAGACAGTTTTCCTTTATTCATTCCACTTGTATTGACACATAGTTTTCCATCACTTGATAAATCCCAATAATCTGGACACTTTGTTATAACAGGAGGCCATTTAATGTTTTTACTAGTTGGCAATGATTTATAATAGATAACCATGACTGCAAATATAAAAGCAACTATTGCCATGATTAACACTATTTTTTGCAAATTCAATTCTTCTAGCATTTATATATAACAATAAAAATGCTAAATAATCTGTTACATGATTATGATAATCCGTCCCAAGATATATCAAAGGCTTTCGCCCAATCTACATTCTCTTGCAAATTGGATGATGGAGTATAACTAAGATTTGGTGTATAATCAAATGGTATATTTGTGGAATTCGCTAACATATAACAACTACTTAGATCTCGGTAGTTAGACGCATTTCCTTTAACCCAACCAGATATACACATATCATTATTTAAAAACAAAGGATCCGGATATCGTGTAGCACACTGTAGTGCACCCGGCATTGTTAAAGAACCCGCGAGTCCGCATGAGATGTCTGTAATCATAGACCCAA